ATGGCAACTGTTAATGCAAAAATTCTTCCGCATCAAAAAAAGGATGACGGAACATGGAACGTCAAGATCACCATTAGTCATAAGTCTCAAACTAAATATATAGATACTTCATCATTTGTCGATAAGGCTTACCTGGATTCGAAGGGAAAGCTAAAGAAGGCTTTTGTTGATAAACATTTTTCGACAAAGTTGACCGAGTACCGTGATGCGCTTACCTCGCTTGGTAGTAAGGTTAGATATATGACGTGCGAGGACCTTAAGAGTTATCTGAAGAACCTCGATGCTAAGGACGATATTATTGATCTATTCGAAAAGTTTGATGACCGTATTTCGGAATACCGAAGCAAAGGGAGAGAGGGACAAGCCAAAAACATATTGTCGGTGGTGAATCATCTTAGGGATTTCACGGGGTTAGATCGATTCGATATTTACAACCTTACCACAGGATTTCTTTATGACTTCAAGCGTTATCTGGAATCACCTAAGGTTATTGTCAGAAATAATAACGTCGGTGGTTACACCAAGCCACAAGAACGACGTGGGATCAACGCTAATACTCAGATAGTATATTTTGGTATAATTAGCAATTTGGTGAAAGATCTCCGCAAGCGTTATAATAACCATGCGATCGGTTACTTGCCGGTCCCGAACCCTTTCGAAAACTTCGATTCAATAAAACCCGTTAAAACCAAAAGGAGGATTCTAGAGATTAGTATGATTTTAGATTTGATTAAATATAATCCTGTAGGTAAGATGGAAACGGTTACCCGTGATCTGTTCTTGTTATCATTCTATTTATGTGGTATGAATCCAATTGATATTTATTCATATTTGATAGACCCCGAATTAAGTGGTAAAATAGAATATGCTAGAACCAAGATTAAAAATCGAAGGATTATTGATGGTGGAGTCACAAATGTCTTAATTCCGGATTGTGCTAGGGTATTAATTGAAAAGCACGCGGGCACTATCCAAAGGGATTACAAGTCAATGGACAGTTTGCATCACGTTTTCCGGGATGGATGGAAGCGTATCCGTGAAAAACTGGGCTTTAACGTCTCAATGTATTATGGAAGGCACAGTTTTGCAACCATCGCAAGAAAGTTATGCGGCATAAGTAAGGATGATGTTTCCTTTGCTCTAAATCATAAATTTGGTTTGGATGTTACGGACATCTATGCTGAGCCCAATTGGGAAATAGTTTATAACGTTCAAAAATCTGTTATAGATCGGGTATTTAGTGAGCTTGAAGAAGAAGTGGTTTAATATCACTTCTTCTCATCTAAAAGAGCAAGGATACGCTGCAATGTAGATTCCATTGTAACCAATCTGTTTTCTACTTCTGCCAAGCGGTAGGCGAATGATTGTCCATCCTCATTGTTTCTATTTATGTAGGAAAGATCATTCATATTCATTCCGGCTTTACTGAGTTGCTTTATTATATGCCCTGATAAACGGCGTTTACCATTTTCAATATTACTGAGGGTGGGTATTGAGGTTTTTAGCAGCTCCGCGAATTCAATTTGGCTAAGTCCTTTTGATTCACGGAAGGCTCGGACCAGCTTTGCTTCAGCTGCAAAGGGCGCTTCTTTATTTTCTTTCATTGTGTGTATGTTTATCTATTGTTATTTTGAAGTGTCCTAACTTTATTTGACTGCCCCATTCCAGGTACTCACAATAAGCTCCTGATGGTAGTAATGCTTTGTCAAGTATTCGCATTACTGCAGGTAGCCAATCAGGTGGATAACTCCAAATATTTAATATTGCTCGTTCATTGTCTTCATGAAGGCAGTTTACCTCTATACGATCCGAGTGCCTCGGGGCGGGTTTATATTTCGGTGAAATGCCATATTTCGGCGCTGGAACTAACCACTCACGTATATAATTTACAACTTCCCAGACAATCGGACTGTCGTTTTTTGGTTCGATTTCTCTAAAATTCCCCTTGTCCACTTTAAAGAATGCGTTTTACCACATTATATATTTCCCTGATATCATCAAGGTTGACTGTAAAATCGGGATATTTATTCTTGTCAGGATTTAGAGAACCTAGAACAACATCACCAGTTTCGATATTTTGTTGTAAAACTTGTTTAACGATAATGCCTTCAGTGCGGTGTACAAAAACGAAGCTGGACCATTTATGAGTATGCAATTTGCCAGCCCAGTGATGAGGTAGTATCTTTCTACATTGTAATACTGTTCCATCTAAAATCGCATGTTCGATTGTCCCGTCGTTCATACTATCCCCTTCCGCTTCGAAATAACGATACTTTCCTTTTGGCATGTGGTTAACTGTGGCTGTGTAGCGAGGTAATGTTTCTAAATATTCAGGATCCGCATACCCCAATAGGTATCCTGCTCTTGCTTTAACTGGTACAAATTCGGCGGTCAAAGCGTACAAATCATCCCCAAGTGGTTGCACTTGATCATTACCGTCTTCGTCAAATTCTCCCAAGTCTTTAGCATTAGATATGCTTTTCGACGGGAAAATGTATTCCATATCCTCTTTTGAAGGATCTAATCTACTTAATAGGATTCTAACTCGTTCGGATTCAATACCATCCTCAAATTCACTTTTGCTGAGAATATTAATTAAGGTACTTCTTCCATAGCCAACATATTGGTCATTGGTTCGGTCTGTCAAGGACTCTTGGGTTATACCTTTACGCTTCATTAAGCGCTTAATATAGTTCCCTTTGCTAAACAATTTATTCATCGTGTGTATGCTGATAAAAATTATTATACTGAAAATCAGTTAGATAATGTTTAATATGTTTTAAATGTTTGTAAAAAGTATAAAATGTTTAAAATGTTTACTATTTTTGTTTTGTCAAGTAATCAGTAAACAAATTTAGCAAAAAACGTCAATGTGTATGCCAAAAGTTTGAAAAACAAACAAAGTAAACAAATTAAACTTTTTCAAAGTATGGAGATAACAGATCAAGTCGCGCTACCCGAGCGCGTAGCAGACAAAGGAAAAGTCATGCGTCAAATGGATGTTGGCCAATCGTTTTCTGTCCAAAATGGAGAGGAAAATGAGGTGAGACATCTAGCATGGAGATTATTCCATCGGGAAAACAAAGAAACAGGGAAACCGATCAGTGAGAAACGCTTCACTGTTAAAAGGGATCCAACAGACATTTTAAATTACAGATGTTGGCGTGAGCAATAATCTAGGAGGGAACAATGGAAGGATTACAGTTGGATTACAAATTAGCCCAAATGCTACAAGGAGCTGCAGAGCTTGGAGGTATAGTTGCTCTTACAGAGGTTGGAAAATTGAAGCCTTATTTATCTAAGGCAGAAGCTTACCGAAAGTATGGAAGAGGTAAAGTTGATAATTGGATTAAAATGGGGGCTGTTGAAGAACATCAGGATTTCCCCGGAGCTAAGGTCAACCTTTGCCGTAAGCAACTTGCATCAGTAGCATCATCACAGAATTTAGTACAGTTTATAGCATCAGTAAAAAATGGATACTGAATCATTACGGGAATTGGTCAAAGGTCTACTATCAGAGGTTCGTGATTTACGACAGACGGTAAAGGTAATTAGACAAGATTGGGAAAAAGCAGGCGCCGCAGAGGGCAAACTAAAGCGCTAGTAAAAAATTGGAACCAGTGGTTCCGCAAAACTCTAACAAAGAAAATGAAAGGACGTATTTCAACGGGAACTGTTCAGCAAGGCAGGACGTTACCCGAAATCGGGAGAATTAAAGTAGGCATGAAAACCGAACGTGGTTTGCCTACATCATTAGATTATTTCCGCGCCAGTGGAGATTTCGCAAATAGATTCCAAAATCTATTTGGAGACAAGCCAACCGAATTAAAGGTGGCATTCGTTTCAAATAACATCGAAGAAGTTTGTAATGAACAGTTCGAAGCGTGGGACAAAGGAAAGCGCCTTGGATGGGGAAATGGTGAAGTATTCACAGTTTGGAATCCGCAAGGTGGCAAGGATGGGAAAGGTTCCTATGAGGAAGGATTGGCAGCTGATGATCCCAAGGTGAAAGCAATCCGAAAACTGTTCGCTCGTACGCTGACATTGCGTTTTGTTCTTCTTGAAATGAAAGGAATTTTGGGTTATTGGACTTTTCAGTCGAAGGCAAAAGAGACGACTATTCCAAGTATTGTTCAGGCTTTTGATATGGTAATGGCTAGGTCCGGGTCAATTGTGGGTTTCCCATTCTCGTTGATGGTGAAAAAGGTGCAGTCATACACTCCTGGTATGGCAAAGAACTACCCAATAGTTCAATTGGTGCCAAACTTTACTGAGGAAACTATCGAAGCTGTTCGTGCGTACGTGGAAAGTGGGGCGGATCTTTCTAGACTGACTACTAACATGATTACCAGTGGTAGCTTGTTGCAATTGGGATCGGGGAATGTTGGTGGTAATGATGAATTTCAAGAAGTGGAGGAGGTGAAATGATTGAGGAATGGAGAGACGTTATTGGATACGAAGGTTTGTATCAAGTAAGTAACCATGGTCGAGTAAAAAGTTTAGGAAGATATGTAAACAGTGGACACCCTGGAAGTAAACCGAGGTTTAAGCCTGAAAAGATATTGACTACTAAGTATCATCCTGAGGGGTATATCCAAAATGAATTTTGGAAAGATGGGAAAAAGATTCTTAGAAAAGTTCACAGATTAGTTGCTATAGCTTTTTTAGGTAACCATGAAGATATGGTCGTGAACCATATCGACGGAAATAAGAGTAATCCTCGCCTTGACAACTTGGAATGGTGCACTACTTCTGAAAATCATTTGCACGCATATAGTACTGGATTAAAGGTTTCCAAAAAAGGTGAAAAGCATCACAGATCTATATTAACAAATGAGCAAGCTTTAAATATCAAACAATTAAAAGGTAAACTATCACAAAGGAAAATAGCTGTAATGTATGGCGTTTCCCAAACGGTTGTAACCAGAATTCACAGTAAAGGGGGGTATCTATCATGAATGTAGAGTTTATTAGTGTAGATTGGTTCAACGAAACAGCGTTGCGCCTACCTTCTTACAAAGTAGGTCGTGTGAATTTTGGCGCCGGACGATCATATATCCGCCTCAATGAAGAATGCAAACCGAGTGAATCACCTTTGAGATTGTATACCAGCCTTACCACGGCTATTAATGCATGTAGTCCGATGGAGCAACCATTATTGGAATGGTACTGCAAACATGGCACTAAAGAAGCTGGTAGGCTATTGGAAATAGCTCAGCAATACGGCACCCTTCTCCATCTTGAAATTGGCAAATTCCTTATGAACCAATTTTACGATTTTGAGGAAGTAGAGACTGTTGTGGAAGATTACCTTTCCTCAGAGAATTTCTACCAACCTGAAACTAAAGAATGGGCGGAGAAGTTGCGCTCTGACGTCGCTTCATTCATTCAATTTTATTTAGACTACAACGTCATCCCTCTTGGTATTGAATACGTGTTACTGTCCCAACGTGGTTATGGTACGTTGATCGACTTAGTTTGCAATATGACTATCATGGAGGACGGCTACAGTGATACCGAGGTTTACAAGTCAGGTCCACGTAAAGGACAGCCCAAGGAATGTAAAGTTCCGCGTCAGATTCGTGCTATCATAAACTTCAAATCAGGACGTCACGGATTCTACCGAAGTAATGGTTTGCAACTTGAAGCCGAGCGCCAATTGTGGGAAGAAAACTTCCCTGATCTTCCATTGGATGCTGCATATAACTGGTCGCCTAAAGAGTGGCGTGGTGAAACCCCTACTTATAACCTAAAAGATTGGACTGGTGAAATCACTACAGCAGAGGTTGAAGCAGTTATGACCCTTGCTGATATTCGTTATGCTAGCAAAGCGGAAAGTAAGACGTATACCACTATTGGCGGAACGTTTTCAATCGCTGATCGTTCCCTTTCATCAGTGATCCGTCGTGAAGGTATTGGAGAATTTGTTGGAAGGAAGTTTGGAGTTGCGGAGCAAACAGAGAATTACGTTGAAAAAGCTTACAAGGCTGCCCAAAATGTTGAACCGCTTCCTAAGAAGTCCGTTAACACTCTTATCGAACCAGTTTCTGATCCTTTACCTTTTTAGATATGAGTACTATTGAAATTTTAGAAAAATGCACTATTGAAGGCAACATTGTCAAATTGCCAAACATCCAATTGGAGCGGTCTTCATATATGGAAGTCAAGAAAAAGTTAGAGGGAATTGGCGGTAAATGGAAGGGTGGTAAAACATCTGGATTTGCATTTCCAAGTTGTCCGAAACAATTACTTAGTAGTATACAGGGAGGAGAAAAAATAAACTTAAAAAAAGACTTTCAATTCTTTGCTACTCCTGATGATTTATGTGATCGACTAGTTGAACTAGCTCGCGTTCACCACAAACATCTTGTACTGGAGCCCAGTGCTGGACGAGGTGCAATCGTTAAGGCGATACACAGAGCTCATAATCGGATGAAGGTATTCTGTTATGAATTAATGGATCAAAATACAATTGAATTATTAAAAATTGGGACCGGCAGTTTAACCATTTTAGGAAATGACTTTCTAGAGAATAAAAATGATTATCTATTTGACAGGATTATAGCTAATCCTCCTTTTGCAAAAAATCAGGATATAGACCATGTGATGCACATGTACAAACATTTAAAGAATGGAGGTAGACTGGTGTCTATTATGGGGAAGGGATGGACATTTCGCGAAGGAAAGAAAGAAAAAGAATTTAGATCTTTTGTCGAAAATGTTTCAGCTGTTGTTCAAGACGTTGAGAAGGGAGCATTTAAATCAAGCGGTACCATGGTTGAAACAGTCATTGTAATTATTGATAAAATATAATTGTATGAGCGATTCAATAAACAAAAACACAGGTCTAGCAATACACCTGTCTCAAACAGACCTGCAAAGTGCAGGGGCTGTTTATACCACATCAATAGCATATCTTGAAAAGCGAAAAGGTAAATTCGATTCGTTGATCGCTAAAGCGAATGCCAACGGTGATAAGCTTCCAAAGGAATTGGATGACGAATTGATGCAATATCAGGTTACCAACAAGAAAGCTGTTTCTTCCATTGAGGCGCAACGCAAGCCTTTCACAGAAAAAGCTCACGCATTCATAAAAGCGTTCACAGCGATCGAGAATGAATTGGGAAAGGATCTTTATGATCCAATTCAAAAATTGCGCGATACCTCCGCCCGAATCCATGCTGAAGAAGCAGCGGAAGCTGCTAGAAAAGAGCGCGAGGAACTTGCCCAAAAACAAAAGCGTATCGACGATATTGCTAATTTGGAAACTCAGTTGCGGAATGGGTATGCATTGTTACTAGGTGAAACTAAACGGACCATTCTTCAAGTGTATAGTAATTTTGACCTGGAGAATGCAGGGGAAGCAAAAACGGCTGTACAGTCTTTCATCAACGCAAAACTCTCCGACGAATCTTGGGAAACCATAACATTGGTTGGAGATCAGGAGTTGATCAATGAAGTACGCACACCCGAGCGTTTTGCAACTTGCTCGGCCCATTTTACTGGCGAAGTGACCAAGTATGCGGAATACATCCTTGAAATGTTCCCTGCTCGTCTTGCTGAAATTGAACAAGGCATCGCAGACAACAAAGCGGCCGAGGAACTCCGTTTAAAGCAAGAAGAAGAAGCTGAAGCAACCCGTGTGGCGGCGGAGAAACGCGCAGCAGAGGAAGCGACAAAGGCAAAGCAACAGGCAAATGTTACTGTATTGGTTTCGCAGGCGAACAGACAGGAGGACGCGCCAAAAACAGTGGAATCGTATGCTGTATCAGTGGGAAGTATTGACGGTTGGCGTGCAATAGTGGATTACTATCTTACTAATAGCGGTACCGCATTGGATGATCTTGGTAAGGTGAAATTGGAGAGCATGAAAATGTTTGCGGAGAAGCAGGCTAAGGCGACTGGCGAAATTGTGGATCATAAGGATGTTGTGTATGAACCTAAATACAAAGCTGTGGCACGTGTGAGTAAAAGGAGGGCTGCGTAATGGGGAAGAAAATAAAAATAACCACATCCAAGGCAACTATAATCGTAGTTAATTTCCCTGTACAAAGAGGTAATGCAATTGCAGCCGCCATTTTATGTAATCCAAACTTTGGTGAGAAGGACTTTAGGGGTTCTACACCACTAGGGCCAGTTTCCAAAATATCGGAAGATGTTTGGAAAGGGATTGTTGAATTTCAAGTTGAATTTGATTTAAATGAGCCTGAACCTTCTACTACAAGTAAGCAAATAGAGATCCATTATTTTAAAGATTATTTAAACGATGATTTCTTTGGTGACTGCGCTACCGCTACTGAATCAGGATTATCATTACTAATAGCGAATGGTGTTGTGTTAGATAATCCTGAAAAGCCACATTTTATTTCTAAAATAAACTCGGAAGACGATCGAGCTAAATCGCAAGAACAGATGGAGAGCTATTTCAATGAGTTGTCAAAAGTATGGTCTAACCCACACATATTTTTGACCCCATGAACCAAGTCCACTTAACCCCTACTCAAGCCGAGGAAATGTATTATCAGATAAATGCATATTACCTTTTCCTTCAGTGTGCTGAAAACGTTGATAAATGCTTCTTTGTTCCGATTAAATTTTGGAATCCGGTAATGAATAACCACCTGCGTAAGGCTAGGGAAAGCTCAGCGCTTCTTCTTACAGAGTTCCGAAAGCATTTCCGTCCAAAGGACAATGATGCCGTCCAATTTGAAGCGCCTGCGGAACTCTACAGGGCAATGGACTTCTTCTCCCGTCTATCGCCTGAAACAATATCGGATATTATGGATAATCTGGAAGCGGAGAGAAATGAACACTTGACAGCTTCTTAGTGTTCTATTAGTAACAAGCAATAAATACTTTAAAAAATATAATATGTCAAACAAAACACTTACAGGCTCAATAGCCCTAACGAAATTAAATCAAGCTGTAATCGTCGATAAAAAAAATAAAGCTGGCGAAATGGTTAAATGCGTCCTTTTACCAGTCGATGGAAATCACCTTACACTGAAAGACGGATCTGTTTACATGGATGTTCGTGTAGTTATTCGTGAGGAAGCTGACCAATATGGGCAAAATGGTTTTATTGCTAAATCGCTTCCGAGTGAAGTGTACAACGCTAATAAATCAAATACCGACTGGTTAAATTCAAACCAACCAATTTTAGGGAATCTTAAAGATTGGTCACAAGGAGGAGGTAATTCTGCGCCGGCTCAAACCATTGACGACGACGACGATCTGCCGTTCTAATCGCAACACCAAACTAAAGCGGTGAATGTGGAGGGCAAACCCTTTCACCGCTTCATTTTATCAAGTCTCTAACACCTACCGTACCACGGTAATAAAATTTAAACGATGCAAAATACTGTATTGATTTTTTGCGCGCTATCGGAAATGGAGGTAGCGGCATGAAAGTTACACTGAAAAAACTATCCTATAAACAACATGAAGGTGTTTCAGGAATTTACATAATACTTTGGGGTGACTTTCAAAAGTTTTATGTGGGCCAATCCGTAAACTTATTTGCCAGATTTCGCCAGCATATATCTGAATTAAGAAAAGGCAAACATGGAAACCCTAAGCTTCAAAATGCCTTTAATAAATACGGCGCGCCTTCTTTTTTAGAAATGGAAATATGTGATATTTCCTTATTAGATGAAAGAGAGCAATATTTTATTGACCTATTTAAAGATGATCCTAATTTATGTAATCTGTGTTTTGATGCTAAAGGTATTGTTGTGTCTAATGAAACTAGATCAAAGATATCAGAATCAAGAAAATACTATGTATATCCAAAGGCTCACAAAAAATCTATTTCAGATGGGCTTAAGCATGCGTATGCAAATTATAGAAAAATTAATGACTGCATAGGAAAGAGCGGAGCTGACAACATGTTCTTCGGAAAGAAACATTCTGAGGAATCGAAACGTAAAATGTCAGAATCTAAAAAAGTTATTTTCTTGGGCGGATCCAATCCAAAAGCAAAGGCGGTTGTAAATACAAAAACTGGAACGGTTTACTCAACCATTCGGGAGGCAGCGATTATGAATTGTATTTCGGAATCAGTGTTATACAAATGGCTTCGTAATGAGCGCCCAAACACCTCAAATCTGAAATTGCTATGATTAAGAAACCGTACGATTGGCAGGAAGATTTGATATCTAGGATAGTCAAGTCTCTCAGAGAGAATCAAAGTATAATAGCGCATGCGCCTACCGGTGGGGGTAAATCTGTAATAATTAGCAATATAGCATACAGGGGTATTGCTAAAGGTAATACAGTGCTGGTTCTGTCCGAGACAAGAAAAATTTATGATCAGCTTGTTGAAGAGTGCAGTGGTATCGAGATAAACTCAAAGGTTAAGCATAGGTCAATCAATTTGGGTAAGTGTTATGTTGGAATGATTCAAACACTTCAAAGACGACCTTTGATATTAGAGCAATTGAAGGCACTCGGTCGAAAACTTATTGTAATGGTTGATGAATGTCATATCAGGAATGGTTATGATACACTAATCGAGCTTAGGGAAGCAGGAGTTTATATTATTGGATTTACTGCGACTCCTTATTGCAAATACTCTCCACATTTACCAGAGATATATAACGATTTGGTTGAAGGCCCTCAAGTTGACGAATTGATACAGATGGGTTTTCTATGCTCATATCAGCATATAGCCCGTACTAGGTCAAACATGGACTTGCTGGAAGTTAGGAATGGAGAGTATACCGAGAAATCTCAGGACATGGCGTTTAATAACTCCGTCGTATATGATGGGTTGTTTGAAGATCTTCGAGTTTATCCCTATACAAAGTGTGTGATATTTGTTGCGTCTATTAAACATGCAAATGAGTTATGCAAGAAACTTAACGATAACGGATTTCCTGCATCATGTTATCATTCAAAGACTGAGCATGGTAGATACGAGATGGCTAAATTCACAGAACTCGGATTGACCAATATTATGGTTACTATTAAGAGTTTAAGTAAAGGATGGGACTTTAAGCCTATTGACCTTGTTGTTTTAAATCATGCCACTTTATCATTACCAGTTTATCAGCAAGAATTAGGGAGAGGATCACGCGTAATTTTTGGTGTCAAAAATCATTTTATAACACTAGACTATGGTGAAAATTACCTAAGGCACGGCTTATATTTCGAGGATAGGGATTACAAAACTTTATGGAAAACCCCTCCGCCTAAAGGAAAGAAAGGCGAAGGCGTTGCACCTGTTGCGCTATGCCCTGAATGTGAATCCATCATATCAACTACACAACGTATCTGTCCTTTCTGCGGACACGAACGGCCACTTACGGAAAAGGAATTGGAACAAGGGGAATTGGTGGAGGTTACCAGCCACTACACCAGCTTAGTCGGTCGCCGTATCAGCGAACTCACGCCCAACGAACTTGCTATTTACGCAAAGATGAAGAAGAAGCAAGTATTTGCTACACGCGTCGCTAAAGCTAAAGAACAGATGCAAAAGGGGTTTCTTTCCGCTTTCGGTGCTGCAATGGGATATAAGTCTACTTGGGTAGATATCCAGTCAAGAATGATTGGAGCGAATGCAATTGAATTTACAGATATACAACTACGATAATTATGGGGGTGCAACTTGGTAATATATGGCCAATGATTTCAGAATTGGTTAAGGATGGAATTTCTTTGATTCCAGTCCGTGAGGAAGCAGATGCGAGCCGGCCAGCCAAAACTCCATATGGATCGTGGGCGGATGCTCAGCAGAAAATTGCCGAAGAAGGGGAGTTATGGTATGTAATGGAGCAGAAGAACACGACAGCAATTGCAGCTGTTTGTGGTGTTGTATCAGGAAATTTGGAGTGTATAGATATCGACTCAAAATATTACCCGGGAATTGATGCAACACTATTGAGTGATATCGCAAAGTTCTATCCACACTTATCCGCTCGGCTTAGGATCCACCGCACACCGTCTGGCGGCTACCACATCATCTACCGTATCAATGAACACCCACCTCAAGGGAATATTAAGCTTGCAGGTCGGATGAAAACTGATGAGGAGCTGCAGGCGGACTATGCATCTGGAAAGCGGAAGCCTACTAAAACAGTGAACTTCTTAGAGACAAGGGGAGAGGGTGGTTATTTTCTGTTTCCACCATCTTTAGGCTACAGTATTCACCAGGATAACCCAATACCAGTTATTACGTGGGAGGAACGGTGCTCATTGATTAATCTTTGCAAAAGCTATTGTGAGATTACAAAGGTTGCTCCGGCGCCTACACTTACCCAAACTCAGGATTCGATTTACACAACAAATCCATTCGAGGACTTTAACAATCAATGTGACCCAGTAGCCTTAATGGAGAGTCAGGGGTGGAAGTTACTTCGTGAAAACACAAGGTTTATTTGGTTTACTCGGCCTGGAAAGGAGGATGGTGTTTCCGCTTCATTCAATCGTGAGAAGCGTGTATTCTTCATCTTTACTACTTCCACAGATCTTGACGAAAAGCGTGGTTATAATCCTGCAACCTTATTCGCTGAGTTCACTCACAATGGAGATAAGAAAGCGGCATTTAGGGAACTGGTGCAAAAGGGGTACGGGCAGGTGAAGCGCAATGTTGAACAATCATTGGTTAAGAAAGCGGTGATTAATGGACAGGCGGCCGTCCCCCCGAATTTTTCCGAGGAAGCAAAACAGGATTTCCTACGATTGCAAGAACAGTTTGCCGATCAGCATCCGTATGGTGTTTTTTGGGAGTATGATGAAGAACATAAAATTAGGATTAGTAGGGAGGATTTTCTAAATATTGCAAAGAACCTAGGGTTCCGCTCTTATCGTCAGGCGGCAATACAGATCAATGGAAAATTTGTTGACAGGGTAGATGTAATGACCTTCTTCAACAATATGAAAGAATATATCCAGGAGGAAGATGCAAAGGAGTACAGGGATATATGCAACGCCTACGAAAAATTTATCCAATCGTCTGGAAAGTTTATCATGGATAATCGTTTGGAAAGATTCGATGATTCAGATATTATCAGGGATACCGCAGATGCATGTTATAAGTTCTATAATAATACTGCAATTCGCATTACAGCAGATTCCATTCGTAAAGTAGATTATTCAGAGTTAGATGGATTGATTTGGACTGATCGAATGTTGGGCAGAAATTACCAAGATGATAGTGTGGTTCCGTCGCAGTTATTCCAGACGTATCTTAAAAATGCAACTGGCACCGACACACAGGGCAATGTTAAAGATTACATCCGAAATGTAATCGGGTATCTGTCACATGATTTTAAATCGGAGTCTGCCGGTTATTTAATAGTCATGCAGGAAATGGTTATCAACCCGAAAGACGGTGGTGGATCCGGAAAGAATATTTTCGGTAACATACTTAGAGAAATGACATCGGTTTGTACGGTGCCTGGTACGATGATTCAATTCAATGAGAAATTCCTACAGCCTTGGAATGGACAACGTGTATTTTTCCTCGCAGATATCGCCAAAAAAATAGACTGGCTTTTCTTGAAAGAGCAGACGACTGGGTACGGATTGCTTAAAAAGCTGTATCAGAATGAAAAGGAGGTTAATCCTGAGGATATGCCTAAAATATTGATCAACACCAACTATTCTTATGAAGATCTAGACGGTGGATTAAAGAGGCGTATCCGTCCTGTAGAGTTCACTGATTACTACACAATTCATGGCGGCGTTGATGTGGTCCATGGGAAGATGTTTCCTTCTGGATTTACAAAGGAAGATTGGAAAGGGTTTGATGAATTCGTTATTTCTTCCATTCAGTACAACTTGGCTCAAAATGGAAAATTGGAACTTGTCGAACTATCGGACATAGGTTGGGACAAAAAGTTCTCAAATCAATATGGCGAAAAGACTTTGGAGTTTTTCAAGGACAATATCTCCAATTGGTTGCGTTTGGATTATGTAGAGTCAGCGGTCTTCCAAAGGCAGTATGATGAATATGTGTCCGGTGAATTGAAAGAGAAATACAAGCTTTCTCAAAAGACTCTATCCAATGCTGTGAAGGAGTTCTGCGAGCGATATGGTTTGCAACTTGAACATTCGCAACCGAGGTATATTCCGAATCAAGGAACAAAACGTGTGCATATTTTTAACGGTGAATATTCAGGGGAATTGGTGGAAGACGATGGATTTCCGTTTTGATAGCAATTTCTTTTGAAAATTTACGATCTGATTAGCAGTTATTTACAAACAAATTGTTTAAAATGTTTGAAAAGTTTAAAATGTTTAATAAGTTTGTATTGTCAAAACGGTACAACGGTACCCAAGTTTGGCAAAAAGGTGAAAGCAGTCACCTAGATGTACTGTAAAAAAAAGCGCGGTTAGAAGGAGGGCAATCCTAACTAACCGCTAGTAAAAAGTCTCTAACAAAGAATTTAAACGTGATGCAAAGTAACGAAATTTTAACCGAAATCCACAAATCTGTAAAAGAGGTAGTGGGTGACATTGGATTGGATGAAGCAATCGCAATGCACGAAGAATACCAAATTGATAACCACACAACAATTTGTCCTTTCTGTGATTCATCAGTCAGCGAAGATCAATTGGTTTACGTAGAGGATGCAGGTGGCAGCTGGGAAGATCCGGCAGAAGCTCATAACGAGTGTCCATGTTGCCGAGTAGAGTTGTCAGCAAGCTCTCTTGAAAAACCTGATTTTGAAACCTGGTTAAAGATAACCGAATGAGCACCGGGGAAGTTAATGGTAGGTTGGATCAGATCCAGCCACCAAAGGTATGGGATGCAACGGGTGATCGTACTGATAGGGACGACGTTGATGACCGCCTGTACCGTCTTAAACAAGCTTGGCAAAAGAATAAGTTTAAGCCAGCTACAAGAATGGAATATCTGATGCGTCGAGTACGAGGATTTTGGAGACGGTTCGTTTTCCGTGCCCAGGTCATAGGAGACCGTTGGAATGACTATATGCAGTCGGAGAAAGCATTGTTTTTTATTGGTGCAATATTATTCTCACTATGCATGATAGTAGGATTCCTTTTGGGAATATACTTCCCTGATTAATTTTTATACACGAAAGCACTGGGCTTTGCCCGATCTAAAAAAAATGAACATACACACACTACAGCAACAATACGGAATTGAATTGGTCCACCTTGACGGATCAATGCAAATGGTTTATAAGAAGAAGTTGGTAAGATTACCGAGGGCGCCGTGATCAGATGATGAGGTGCGCAGATTGATATTCGTAGAGTTTGCGATAAGGATTTAAATAAGGCCCTCTTTTGAGGGCTTATTTTTTTACAACACCTTTCCAGTTTCCATTCTCATCATATGAGTGATATGTCGCATCATCGCTCGCTATAATCTCGAATACTGAAACATCGAGAGCATCAGCTATTTGTTGGATAAACTCAGAATTTGGCTTCCTAGAAAGCTTCTGATTAAAGTTAATATAGGATATATCCATCTTGCAGCAAAGCTCCTGAAGGCTCAACCCCTTGGATTTGGCCACTTCCTTTACACGTAAGTCCATAAGCAAATATACATATAAACTGATATGTTTATATTATTTTAAAAATATAAATGAAAATGTTTATAAAATATTTGTAAATATAAACGAATGTGTTTATATTTGTAGAGTAAACAAAACAATAAAAGTTATGAAGTTAGTTAATTATCACAGAATCGAATTGGTTGAGCAACTAAAGGCCGCTTACCAAGAATTCCAACAGATCCAAAACGAATTAGGCGAAGTGTCTGGACTAGACAATGAGGCAACGCTCGAAGTACGACATGTACTTGCTAAAGCCAGGATTGATCTCATTCAAAAAATACTTGTTGAAGGAGAAATGGACTACTAATGGAGGCAACAGAAAAAGTAATAGTGGAAAGCTCAAGGAGCAACACCACTGTTAAAGCGGAAATCATATCAGAAGATAAGGAGTTCGCAAAGGAGTTAAAAAGGAAGATCGAAGATTTGATAATCGAACTTCTCAGTAAGTAAACAACAGCCCCTTCGGGGGCTTTAAATAAAAATGAAATGGATACAGTATCTATAAAAATAGCTGAAATAAAAGAAATGATAGGAATAGATTTGGTTCCTTGTGATCATTTTGCAGGGGTTAATGAAAGCAAAAGAGGACTGTATTTCAATGTTACTTTAGATACGCCTGTATTTATTTCCGAAGAATACAATAAGCTTTTGTATGCAGCAGAAAAGGGATTTATAGAAGCTGTGGAACCAAACGGCTATAAGAGATTAGCAATTTTTTATTAAACCAAAAGGGCGGTGTAAAAGCCGCCTTGATTAAAATAAAAAGAATATGTCCAATTATCATTTTACACATAGAGAAGATGCAGTTCGTCATCAAAAGAGTGTTGGCGGTATTATACACGATAATCGTCATACAGCACATGAATGGAATGACAATCAATTTACTGTGCATACAGAACCTAATTCACCTACAAGGTCGGTCTATTATGGCGAAACAGTAACATTCACCAAAGCTCAATTTGAGGATTGGATGGAAGCGAAAGGTTGGAATGATAAAGTAAGAGATATGCATCGAAGAGAGTTCACTGGAACAATAGAATTTGATGGCGAAGGAAGTTTCGAACACGTATAGTATCTCCTTCAAACCTTCATAACTTCCCAATACGGCCCCTTCTGAAAAGTTGGGGCTTTTTTATTTATCAGCGATAAACTCGATCATTCTTTCCTTGGTTTCCTTGTTGATAATCTCCTTTTTAATCGATAATAGGTCTTTCCCCGTGTCACACAAGATTTCTATTGCAGCGAATATCTTAGTTATTTCTATGGGGCTGTAATCACTTAATTCTGAGCTTGAGATATGTGTTTCCCCTTTTTCTTTTTTCCGCTTAAGCAAGGTGTGTGCTATGCTTAAATATTTAGATTCTATATTCATATTAAATTATTTTTTTCCATCACTTACAATCAAATATAAACAGAACCAATGGATAGATAAAGTCAAAAAAAATACAATTATTCAACTCAAGAAGACCTATGTAATACCACTATACAACTTTATATCGACACCACCAAAAAAAAGTTAAATTAGCTATTTCTTACAAAATAATACCACTTCTTACACGTTCTTACAGGACTCTTACATAATATTATGTAAGAAAAATATGCCTTCATTGCCTGCAAACAGCCTTTTACCCCTGTCTTACAAAATAATACCCTTTTTTTAATACAAAAAGTAAAAATAAAATAATGCTATAAATGTGTTATAACACGCAAACGTTTGCATAAAAATAAGATGTATATGCATATTATATTTTATAGAAGAGATACGAAAATAGGGGTGTATTTTGTAAGATGCTAGAAAATACCCCCTCACTGCGTCTAATCACACTTTTTCTCTCACATTATTAAGTAAGACGGCCTAATTATTTTGTGTGAAATTGCCATTTTCCCAACTTTTTCAACCAATTTTCATTTTTTTAACTTATTATTTGTGATAAGTAGTGATAAGTTTTATCTTTACACATGTGTATGTATAATGGGGGCCTGATCAGTCAAGGGTGAAGGCTCCTATTTTCTAAATCAAAGTTTATGAGTAGAATATCATCTTTACCCCAGCAGTTGGATAAGTCCGAAATACAGATTCAAACTGAAATGTTTCAGTGGGCATGGAATACATATCCGCAAACGCGTCGTTTGCTTTTTCATGTTCCTAACGGCGGTAATCGTTCTGCTCGTGAAGGAATGCAATTCAAAGCTTCAGGTGTTATTGCTGGTGTTCCAGATCTTATTTTCATTTGGGAAGGTAAAACTTATGGTTTTGAAGTGAAGACATTAACAGGCTCGGTTAGTAAGGTTCAATCCGATCTTCATTCTATTTGGGAATCAAACGGGATTACAGTGAAGGTTGTTAGGGAGCTGTGGGAATTCCAAGTGCACTTCAAAGCAATCATCAATCCAGGAAAGGAGTTTGCAGCATGAGCAACCGCCAACCTATACAGATCAATCAGAACATTGCTAAATATGTTTCTTACAATCATCCCGATGTTTTTCAGGAAGCGGAGCAACGGTTGAAATCTGTTCCTTGCACAGCCGAACTAGTTGAGCGTGTTGTTAACCTGTCCTACCTCCGTAGTGAGGAACAATGGAGGGTGCGTTTGATTGCAACTACAGCTGTACTTCTTCTTTGTTCACCGGAATCAATCTTGGCTGATATCAAAATAAAGAATGGCGTCAATAAATTACTTAGTGATGCATTAGGAGTGACAGGGCAGGCAATCAGCGGAAAGATCGATCAGTGTCGGTTTTATTACTCCAAGCATACTTGGGTAAAAGATACAGTTAACGAAATTTTAGAGGAGGTTAGGGATGGCGAAGTTAACCGATAAGCAGGAACTATTTTGTCAGGAATACCTCATTGACTTAAATGCAACTCAAGCTGCCGTTCGCGCTGGATATAGTGAAAGAACAGCAAGACAAATAGGAGAACAGAACTTGTCAAAACTTGACATTCAATCGCGTTTGAAAGAACTTCAATCGGCAAGACAAGAAAGAACTCAAGTTACACAAGACTACGTTTTAAAAACAATTGTTGATACTATTGAAAGATGTAAACAGGCTGAACCTGTGATGATTAAAGAAGATGGCGAGTGGGTAGAGTCTGGTGAATATAAATTTGATTCTCAAGCTGTTTTAAAGGGGGCAGAGCTCCTTGGAAAGCATTTAGCAATGTGGACAGAGAAAACTAAGCTTGAAGGTGACATAAAGGTTGATGCTAAGGTTTCAAATACCTTTGAACAAATATCACCTGAGGGGGCAAAGAATTTATTAGAACAATTTTCAAAGGGCAATTTTAAATTAAACAGTGACTGATCTAGAAATCCTTAGGTTATGGTGTAAGTCATCGATAATGAATTATACCCAATACTTCTTCCAGGAACAATACGGAAGGAGTTTTGTTGTTGGGGAGCATCACACTAAAATTGCAAACGTGCTAAATGATGTGATTATGGGTAGAATCACCCGATTAATAATCAACATCGCACCAAGATATGGAAAGACAGAACTTGCCGTTAAAAATCTAATCTCATTTGGTTTAGCAATTAATCCATCCTCGAAATTTATCCACTTAAGTTATGCTGACGACCTTGCCTTAGATAATTCAGAATCTGTGAAAGACTTGGTTACTAGCGAAGCCTACCAAAAACTTTTTCCTAAAGTACAATTAAAAGCATCTGCTAAAGCTAAAAATAAATGGTATACAACCAAAGGAGGCGGAGTTTACGCCCGTGCCGCTGGTGGTCAAGTAACTGGTTTTGGAGCTGGACAGGTAGATCAAGAGATTGCTGAAGCAAAAGAGAAAAAAGAGGATGAAGAAATGGACTCCTTCTTAACCGAAATGGAAGATGGAATAGATGCTATCAAATATGATAGAACCACCTTCGGCGGCGCCCTAATCATAGATGACCCGATCAAACCTGATGATGCCGACAGTGATGTAGTTCGGGGCCGTGTCAATAATAGATTTGATTCAACGATTATCAATCGTGTGAATAGTAGGAATACACCGATTATCATCATTATGCAGCGCTTGCATGAGAATGATCTTTGCGGTCACGTATTGGAGAATTATCCAGGTGAATGGACTGTTTTGTCGCTTCCGTGCATTATTGTTGAGGAAGGACAGGAATTGCATGAGGGACGTCCGCTATGGGAGTTTAAGCATACTTTGAATGAGTTGCTAAAGATGAACGATATCAATCCCATCAACTTTGGTCGGCAGTATATGCAGAATCCACAGCCTAAAGAAGGGTTGATGTATAGGGCTTTCAAAGAGTATATAAATATTCCACCTGCAGCTAAGAGTTGGCGTAAATCCTACACTGATACCGCGGACACAGGTAAAGATTATCTATGTAGTATCGCTTATGTTGAAACTGATCTTGGATGCTATGTTCTTGATGTTATATATACACAGGATCCTATGGAAATCACAGAGCCTGATACAGCAAGGCAGTTAGCAGCACAGCAGATAAATTATGCAAAGATTGAATCTAATAATGGTGGCCGCGGATTCGCTCGTAACGTAGAAGCACATTTGGTTACGCTAAAGGCATTCAATACAACAATAGAATGGTTTCATCAAAGCGATAATAAACATAACAGGATATTCACCAACTCAGCTAAAGTGAATATGCTTATTCATTTTCCGGTTGGTTGGGATAAGATGTGGCCCGTCTTTGCTAAGCACGTGAAGGCATATAGCAAGAAGGGTAATAATGCACATGATGACGCGCCAGACTGTTTGACTGGTATTGCTGAGAACTTCGGAATTAATAAAGAAAGTAACATTGACGACTCAATCATCGGAATGTTTGGTTAATACCCAATAGGTAGTAAAATATAAAAGATATGGCAAAGACAGAAGTGGTAGCAACGACAACGGTTGATCCGAAATTGGTAGAGGATCTTGGTCGTGAAAGTACGCCAGCATATGAAGTAAAAAAGGAAACCGATATCAAGGAGCACTTGATTTACGATGAGTCTCTACGTAAGAAGAAAACCGTAGTTAAGAAATCGATGGATGCCAATGGCAAACCATTGATGATGGCCGACAACGTAACACCTGTCACTACGACTACCTATGTTGATCCGGCCAGACTCCCCTTAGCTTTACAGGAGATTATTGTTACCCGTCGTGTAGCCTTTATGAATCTTGGTAAAGCACGCTTGTATGCGGAGCCGGCACCAGGCGCTGAGGAAACAGCTTTTAACCTGTTGCAGCGTCTCCGGGATAATAACAAAGTCGGGTACAAGGAATCTGAGATTGCTAAGCTGTTGAATAAGGAGCTGCAGGTTGCTAAGTTGTGGTATTCAAAGGAAACAGATGATCCGAGTCACTGGGGCGGCCTGAGCAATGTTGCAATAGACTTTAAAATGCAGATACTTGCGCCAAGCAAAGGTGACACTCTACTTCCGGTGTTTGATGCCAATGGTGATCTAACCTATTTTGGCAGACAATACGACCGTCGTAAGTCATTAGAGGAAATGGCTGCTGATGCAGGCGGTGGTGGCGATAAAACTGTTAAGTGCTTTGACATCTATAGCGCCGATCGGTTGTATAAGTTTGAGCAAGGCGGATCCGGTGGCGGAGGTGAAGGTGGATGGACACTCGTTGATACCGTGGAATTGCCCTATAAGAAGATTCCAATTATCTATTACAGCAAAGATACGCCGATATGGGCCAACGTTCAGCCATTGATAGAGAGATTGGAAACGGTTATATCAAACTTTGCAGATACGAACGATTATCACGCGTCGCCAACATTGGTATTTAAAGGTGCTGCTGGTGCTCAGGCTCAGGAGAAAGGGGAAAGTGGTAAGGCTGTATTATTGACAGGTGATCATGCCGATGCTAAGTATGTGACCTGGGATCAGTCTGTAGCCGCAGTAGAGCTTGAAATTGATACGTTAGTTCGATTCATCTATACGCTTACGCAAACTCCTGATATCAGCTTTGAAGCAATGAAGGAGTTGTCAGTTGTGACGGGTGTTGGTTTTGACAAAGTAGTTATTGATGCTCATCTAGCAGCTAGGAATGAAATTGAAGGTGGATATGGTGAGCTTTTACAGCGTAGTGTTAATTTAGAAAAATCTTTGCTGGCAAGTATGGACACAAAACTAACTGTTGCATTTCAATCGTTGAGTACATCTGTTGAGGTTCCATATTTCAAACTTGACGATATCGATGCTGATGTTGATTTGGCTATTAAAGCCGTAGGCGGGGGCTTGGTTAGTAAAGAGACTGCTATGGGGTTATCAGGGCTTGTGACCAATGTCCAGGACGAAATGGACAAGATAAAGGCTGAGGGAACTGCCGCCCCTGGTGAAAGTACGGTTGTGAAATTGAAAGGCGCTGGTTAGTCAGCGCCTTGGTATTATCACTAATACTATTCAGGTGTTCCCCTTAGTTTGTTACGCAAAGCCTGCATATACCTAATTGTGTCACGCTCGATATGATCCCACATTGGATACTCTAAATATTCAGGATCACAACTTTCAATTTCAACCATGAAATCAAATAGATCAGGATTTCTCTGTAGGTATGAATTTGCATGCCTTACTGCACTATCCAAGTTTCTTTCCGCTTGGTTGCGTATTTTTTCATTTTTCCCATCCAAATAATAATTTTTCATTCCTGAAACGCCTTTAAGGATAGAATCAAAAAATATTAGGTGATCTTCAATCTTTTCTCTTGTCATATGGCTAATTGTTTAAACCCAAATATACCCCAACCCCACCAAAATCGCAACCCCACTCAACTAAAAAATAAAATGTGTAAAATGTTTAACAAATGTTTGTTTTGTTTAAAAATTGTTTTATATTTGAAATACCAAATCGGCAGTAATGCTGAATGAAATAGTTCATTGTATTATTAAAACCATTCAAGAAATGAAGAGATTTATTGCAATTGCATTGATCGGGATGTTCTCTTTTTTAATGGTTGGCACTGTGTACGCTTCATTCGATAAGAATAAGCCCATCGAGCTAAAGAAAGGTTCAGATAGTCCGCAAATCGTGGCTATCCTTGATGGTGTAACACCTTCCGTTGAACCTAAGTACGGCAAAATGGTAACTGTCTTGTCAGAAGACGAAACACTAGCGGGATATCAGAGTGATATTACCCCGAATGCCAACGGACCACCTACAATTAGAATGTTATAGGTGTCGATTAAGAGAAAATAGAAAAGCCAATTTTACGGAATTGGCTTTTTTGAAAAAATAGGGGAATTAGCTCAGCTGGTTAGAGTACCTGCCTTGCACGCAGGGGGTCAACGGTTCGAATCCGTTATTCTCCACAAAGACAACTGCTCCCATCTGGGTGAGGTAATCAAAAACCAAAAAGGGGCGATAGAGCTTCGCCGACGGGTGTCCACAGCATCCAATTAACCTGCGGCAGTTGTTTTAAAAACAGTACTCCCCACGAGTTGGGGTGAGTAAATAATGAAGCAAAAAGGGAGCAAAAATGCTTGCTCGAGGGCGCCATAGGTTTGTGTTATTCGCCTTGATTCATCGTCCTATTTTCCTGCGGTACTGTTTTTTAAAAAGAAGGGATAGTATAATGGTATTACGTGAAGCTTGATTGCTTTATGATGGCGGTTCGACTCCGTCCCCTTGGCAAATACTTTTCATAATTTAGGTTTATAATTGGTTAGCCGTGGGGTTGTCTCCCAAACACCTCACGGTTTTTTCAAATTAGGCCGGTATATTGGAAAGTTTGATAGAGTATTATTAAATCAATTATATGAAAGCAAGTGAACTTCGTTTGGGGAATTATGTGATATCAAAATCCCACAATGGTATGCTAACAACAGTTAGGGGAATATTTATTAGCGAAATCCGATTGGATGCTAATCCGCTCGCGACTTATAAACCAACAGACTTAGAACCTGTACCACTTACCAAAGAAATATTATCCAAAGCTTGGTTTGAATATGAAGATGGGGATTTCATAAATGGTTTATGGAAATTGAAACCTGATTATCAAAAAGGAGAAATAATTGGATATGGACTGTTTGTAAAGCTACTTGATTGGACAAGAACCAATCAGAATAGTATTAAATATCTACATCAATTGCAGAATCTATTCTTCGCAATTAATGGAGAAGAACTAATAATTGACTCATATGCTCCTGTTGAGCGCAAACAGATGCAAGATAAATTGGATAAGGCATTGAATGAATTATGAAGCAGATAATAGTCATAGGTTCTAAAATAGGTTTAACAGGCTGTCAAATAATCCAACTACAGAATGCAAAAATTATGTTGGTAAACTCTGGCTTGGATTTGATAGATGCTGTTGACGGCCTGCAAAGAATAGCCCATTATAGCATCATTGAAAAAAAAGACATTCAAAGTTTAATAGGAAAGGCAGGTGAAGCGTTGGGGCCATCCCGAGAACCAATTAAAGAGAAGAAACCGAAATACATTCGCGAGCAACATAAGCTGGCTCAGAAGAATTATAGAGGGAGGTGATAGTTATGAAAACCAAAAAAATCAAAATACCGATTTATCACGGAACAATGATCCTAATCCAAACAGATAATTGGGAGAAGCTTGGCCGGCGGTTGAACCTAGAACTTTCAAACGATACCGACGCTTTCGTTTATAAAGATCCAAAGGACAGGTATGTTGCTTGTTTTCGAAGTAAACCATCGCCTGCTATCATTGCTCACGAAGCGGTGCACGTGGTTAACCATGTCTATAACGACAGCCAAATGATGTTAGATCCGTTGAATGATGAACCTCAGGCTTATTTGACTGGATGGGTTGTCGGGGAGATGCATAAGTTTTTAGGGAAATAAAGTATATTTGAGATATGAACATTTATAAATATTGGGGCTCAAACGATGCGTGTATTATCGTGGTAGCAGAAGACGTTCAAGAAGCGATAAAATTAATGAAAGAAGAGATCAGTGAGTTTGAAGCTGAAACCATTGGCATGGATGACATTCGAGAAGAAGATGTTGTTCAACAACCATTAGGTAAGGGGGTGATTCATTATAATCGTGGGGATAACTTTGACTAATCATGAAAACAATGATGACATCTGCTGATTTGGGCAAAGTAATCTACCTTGATCCGTCAAAGCACCCTACCGTTACCCTTATAAAGGTTCCGCGCAAGCTGAAAAAGAAAATGAAGAAGCAAGGTAGTTGGAGTATGCCTCTTTTTACAATGACAGAAATGCCGATGAATTTTATTAAGGATTTTGAAGTTTGGAAATACGGTAAATCAGAATAATGTATTCGGCACTTAGGCGGTCGTTTAGTAAATCCCCCAGCATCGCTTGATGTTTGGGGGATTTTTGGTTTTATTGAAAAAATAATCTATTTTCACGACAAATATTAACCTGATTATTTTGTATGTTTAAGAGAATTTGGAAAGACCCAGTATGGAGTGGTGTGATTTCAGCAGCAATCATAACTACATTTGGATTTATGGTTATGTTTATTTATAGCCTTGTAACTGATAAGCCAGTTAAAGATTCAATATTATATTTATGGAATTTAAAAATAAACCTTGGTTCTACTTTAGTAGTAGTTTTTTCTTTAGCTATTGTGGTAAGGATTATTGTAAATTTATTAAAATCAAAACCGTCTAAAAAGCAACGTTTAGAGAAAATTTTTCATAATAAATTTAATAAAATAGTAGATGAAGAAAATAAAATCACATATAGATTTAATGCTTATATTGATGAATTTACTAACTATCCATTTATTTCAGATTTAAGAATTTATTGTAATGAACACGAATCTGAATCTTTAATATCACATATTGATGGTTGTAGAAGACCAGGGTGCAATAAACTTCGAAAAGGATATGACGAAAGATTTATAAAACCAGAAATTGAAACATCATTGCTAAAAATTTGGGAGGATATGAAATCTTCGACAACATAATCGCTATAGGATTTATATATAATACCTAACAAATAACAAAGGCCCTTAATAAGGGCCTTTTTGTCTATTATACTTTCTCAAAAATTCTACATCTAATTGTACCAGTATTAGGGAAATAGATAGCTTCACACGGCTTAAATTGTATATTCGCATGAATGCAAAATCTTCTTATTGCTCGAAGATACATTTTAACACCGAGACCTTTCGGCTTATATTTCCTATTGAAATCTGCAACCGCAATTCGACCTATAGTCACCCATTCATCAATAAAGTTAGTGATATTATCATAAACATATTGCTCATATGTCAATATAAAGTTTTCTTCCCAAGTTATTTTAGGTGGGGAAATAGGATTGGGTTTTGGGATGTTTGTTTTATAGGCTTGTAAGTCATTTAATTTGGACACTGTCTCATAAAGTGTGTAAGTTATAGAAATGCGGAGTTTAAAAGGACTTCGCAT